CTTACATCAGAATAGGTATTGATTTGCGCCATGTTGGATTACTCCTGTTATCCGAGTAATCGCCGCCTGCGCTCCTCTAACGATTCCCCCGTTTTGGCATTCGCCGGGTTGGTGGTTTTCGGGCCGGGGGATGGTGGTTTAGGCTCAGGCTGCGATGTCTTTGGTATCAATTCAGATAATTTCCCTGCGTCCTCTAACACTTCGTCAAGGCTGTTTCCAACCAGGCGTTGTGCGAGTTCGTCAGGTAATCCGAATTTTGCGGCGGCTGCTGTTTGCCATGCCGCCCTGAGGTCATTGTCCCGTTCAGCCAACTGCTTTTGGAGCCGTTCCATCTCGGATAACTCGGCATCCTTGCGTTTCTGCTCTGCCCGTTCAATTTCCTCAAGTTTTTTGCGTCGGTCAGCGGCTTCTTTGTTCGCTTTTTTGAGTGCTTCCCGTACACGTTCCAGCTCGGCCTGTAATTCTTCTGGGCTTTGCTGGCTGCCTGTATCCATCCCGGCCACAGGTATTTCGTTTGTTGATTCTTCGGCTATCTCAGCCGTCACATCGGTATTTTCTGCCATCTCGGCGGTTTCCTCCAAAATGAAAAACGCCGCTTCTGGCAACCGGGCTGCTGATGCAGGTGAGTTGCTAAAAGCGGCGTGACCCTCAAAAGAGGGTGAGGCCAATATTAGATTGTAAACTGATTATAACATCAGTTTTATTTATGCGTCAAACAGGTATCCTATCGCTTTTGCAATGACGCGGGCTGTATTGCTGGACAAAATGAGTGACTTCTGATCATGGATAGTGATTGTAACATACTGGCGGTCTTTCGATACCACCACTTCGATATCACCAATCACTACGCGGTCGCCTTGTTCTTCCAATCTGGCTTGATGTTGTAGATAATCCCTAATTTCCACTTTCACTGTTTGCCTCCTAGCTCGGCTAATTTTATGATATTTTCCGCAATCGCTACCGCAACATCAATGGTTAAAAATAATGCGTCATCATCTATCATTAGCCTGATGCTGTTACCGTCTCTAGTAATCTTGATTATTGTATTATCTTGGGTGATATACCCAAACAGACTAATCATCTCATCGGCAATGTCTGTCATCTACTGCTTGCCTCCACGTACAGATATTTCATATTTCGCCTCAATCGCCCGGACAATCAACATTAGCGCGCGGCGAATGAGTAACCAGAAATCACGCTCGGTCATTTCGTTCCCACCGCTCAACTGCCAGCCCCATTGCCCAAAATGACACTGTGTATACACCGCATATTACCACAGTCGCCGCTATCTGGTGGCCTAGCGCGCCGATGAACATTCCGACAACGGAGATTGCCAGAAATGCAACCGTGTGAATTGCTGAGGAAATCAGGTAATCAGTCATGTTTTACTGGTGGCCATACCTCCTTGGTCATTTGCATCAACCTGCTATGCGTCCATAATACCGGTGCGTCTGTACGCCAGTATGCGTGCCTGCCGGATAGCTCCTCTGAATAGACCATCCGCATTGCGCCGTCTCTTCCCAATGATACTTCAGCGCGCAGGCGACGGGGGCGGTTCTGCGCCGAGGAGCGCCCATAGCGGGGCTTCCGTGCGCATCGTGCCATAAACCGGATCGATGCGCTCAATAGATAAATCGCTAAAATTAGTACCGCCTTGCGTCCATGCCTCATATTTGCCCTTACCCATCATCTGACGTTGCTGCTCTGGCGTCAGTCGTTCGAACCATTCCTGACCCGCGCCCTCCGCTACCGGCGCATCAAAACCGGGCACTATCGGCAACATTGCGCACCTGCCATTGTGGTGGTCATTTAGCGTTTCATCTAGCCCGTGCTGCGAACCGTGTTGTGCCACGCAACTCATACAGGTAGCAGAATCAAGTTTAGCGTACCAAATCCAGCCTGAAACCACATCGCTATTAGCAACATATGTCGCCCGGTTAGCCTCTCGATAGCTGTATAATTGCACGGTGCGGGTCATGCGTAAAGCGTCAGTCAGCCCCCGACCGTATGCATCCCGTAATAACCTGGCTGTCTTGCGCGGGTTGTAGCCTAACCCTACTGCCTCTTTCAGCGTATCGATCACAAACTGCGATGTTTGCGGCGCAAGCTGGCGCACTCTGGCAACTAGCGGGCCGTCCGGGTCTAAAAATCCTAGCAGGGTACGCACCGTCTCATTTGGAAGCTGATTGAACCCTGCCTGGATCCCGGTTGTCGCCTGTAGCATCCCAATGCCGTGTTGCCCGCCCAGGGCGATGCCAATATCAGCCTGGCTCATCATTTCGGCTTCGGTCAATGCGCCGAACCTGCCAAGTTCGTCAGCGGTCTGGTCTAACAGGTCTTTGTAACGCTCCAACCTGACCAGCCCGCCTTGCGTTATTTCTCCAGCCTGGAGCTCCAACAGCAACGCGTCGATGCGTGGCTCTAATCGCTGAAATAGCAGGCGGTATGCCCGAATGAGCCTGTCCAATGCCTGAGCATCTGAGCGTAACAATTGCTCACGGTATCTCTCCGCAAGCTGGATTACGTTAGGCGTTGGATTGGTCACAACTATTCATCCTCAATGACCCGGAAATAAATACAATATTCATTTTCGCCCGCGTTTTTCAAGACTATTTTCCCGCTCTCGTCTTCTGTATAACTAACCACGCGGGTTATATGTGCCCAATAGGATGTTGCCTCGTCATTCAAAACTGCGTCTAGCCCCTTACGCATAAGGCTGATTACATTTTCCTTATGCTTAATCGTATAGTTTTTATTCATTTTTGCCTCCATAATTTATCCTTTTCTCTACTGTACCGTTCCGCGATTAAAATTCTGCAATAGCAACGCGCCGATATTGTCTCCAGTAGCGCGCTCGTCAGTCATGCGCTCCTGCTCTACCTCCCAATTATACCCGCGCCGCTCTGCAATCGTTTGCTTACTGGCCAGCCCCGCCTCAAGGTCAAATTGATCAGCCTGCATTGCCGCTTGCTCATCTTCGGGTAGGATTTCTGGCCAGATAACCTCTCCAGGGTCAGTATTTGCAAATCCACCGATAACCAACAGGCGGCGGTTTAACTCTGTCAGCGCATCACCGTATAACTCCCGCTTGGTGTTGAGTTTGGAGATTGCGTCGGTATAAAGTACTTTCAGGCCAAAGTTAGTTAATTGCCCCAGCTTATCCGCCATGCTGGAAATGTCTACCGTCTGAGTAATATCAAATAATGCCTGGCGTAACGTTTCTGCAAACTGGCGGGCAGCGATCAGATCGCCCAACGGCTGCAATTGATCAATGCGCCCATCCGGGTTAGGTATAAGCAACATTTTATTCGGCCCGGTCGTGGGCTCGGGTGCAGTCGTAAATCCAATGCCAACCCTCAGCGGATTGGCATATAGCCGGATAATCTCGTTGATGTTGCTGTACGCATAGTTGATCTGGTCTTGTAGCTCGATAATATCTGGCGTAATATCCGGCGCACCATACACGTTAGTCGGCTCGGGCAGGTTCTGCCAATGCAATATTGGCGGAAAATCATACTCCCAAATCTGCTCTCCGACCGTCTGCCACTTACCGCCCTTGTCCATGATCTGATCTACGACCCGCCAGTTATTCGGCGCATCCTCTACCACGTCCGCCTGGCGAATGACCAGCACGGTCTCCCCGTCTGCCCGCTCAATCTCCGCCTCGACAAAATTACCCGCCTCGATTAGCTGGCGGTATGCCTGCTCATTGCCTTGCATATCATTTGCCCGATACTGGATCGTGTAACGGTAAACGATCTCCATATCATCAGGCAAAGTGTCCATCTGCACCAATGCCGGGTCAACAACGATCAAGCGTGGATAGGTATTGCCATCTTTGCCGGTCATACCGTTAGGCATAATTTTGAGATAACATGTGCCTTGCTCTGCGCCGAGTATGCCGAGTTTACGCAACAGGATACCGCGCTTGTTGGCCTCCCAGATTGCCTGTATGTATTCATCTTCCGGCGTTTCTTCTTCACCCGGCAGGTCAAACTCTACGCCCTCTCCAAATAGCAACGTTACCGACCGGTCAATGACCAGTCCGGTAAAATTCATGCGAATGTTGCTATTGTGTTGCCCTGGGTGGACTAACAACTGGTATTTGTGCTCACCCTGGCGATAATCTCGCCGGAGTTGGCTTTCCTTGAGTTGCTCTAAAAATCCGTTGTCCCACCCGTACTGCCAAATCCTGTCAATTACTCGATCTAATAATCCCATAATGTCACCACCCCGCGAACGGATCGTCAATTACCGATAATGTCTGTCCCGATGCCCACAACATCAATGCGCGGGCGATAACGGTGTCGTCGTGCATCCCCTCAGGCGCGCTGTACTGGCTGCGCCCCGTAATGGGGGAAACTTTACGCTCGTATGCTTCCAGCTCACCCGTCCAGACCGGGTCTGCCTGGAATTGCCACTCGGCGCGCTCAAACGCTAATGCCATATTCTCAATTAGCTGCGGCTTGCTGCTGGCAGTCGTGGTAAATGCCATCACGGGCAACCCCTCGCGTTGCAACGCCTCGAAGCCTGGCTCCCCGATGCTATTCACTTCAACCATTGCCGACTTTACGCCCCACTTACGCCACAGGTCGGAAATCCGCTTGTATTGAAAATGATAGTCGATCTGGTTGAACCTGTCACGCTCTACCTCTACTCTGCACGTTGCACATCCAACGCTGGTTGCGGTGAAGTCGTTCTGCTTTGCCCAGTCCAGCCCGGCGATTATGGTGTGTCCCGTGTGTAGCTCCGGCTTACTGGCAATCGGCGCACCCATGCAGGCGGCGATGTTGCGGATTACTGCGCCTTCATCTTCCAAAAATTCCGCGTAGACTTCTTGCCTCACTACCAGTTCGGGCAAATTGGCTACCATCTCGTCAATTTCGGACGCGGGCACAAATGGATTTTCGTAACTGGACATCTGCCAACTGTTCCAGTGTGGATCGTTGCCGCCCAAGCCTCGCTGGTATAAATTCCAGAAGCCATTACGCCCCTTCGGTGTTCCGCCTAAAATAGCGTCGCCCTCAAAATCAACCAAGGTAGGGCGAATAATGTAATTCCAGATGTCAAGTAAGTTTATGACAAATCCCGCCTCATTGATGACAAAGCGTTTGTACTTCCGGCCTCGTATCATATCCGGGTTATCGAGAGACCAGAAGTCGATCACTCCGCCAGTAACAAGCTCCAGCCTGCGCTCTTGTGCGTCTCTTCGCTTGATAATCGGCGCAACCAGCATGTTAATTGATCGCCAGTTTTCAGATAGCACCTTATAGGTTGGCGCGCCAAATGCAGCGGGATAACCAGATAATGCAGTCTCAATGGTCTTGTTCATTTCGTAAACGTCTTTACCGAACCGCCGCCCGCACGCCATAACATTGAAACGCTTTAGCTCCTGGTCAATCCGCTGTTGCCCCTGGTGCAACTTAGGTAAGATCAGTTCCAGGGTCGGCATATCTCACAATGACTTCCAGTTTGTCTCCATCCGAGGTCACATCCAGCTTTTGTTGCGGCGTACCAAGTAAATAATCCGACAACCATTTGCGCGCTGAAGGATTGCCGCGCTTCGCCTGCTCAACCGCCTTCTTGACTATGGCGCGCCAATCCGAAAGCGTTACCGCCGCGAAAGTCGCCTTGAGATACTTTTCCTCTTTGCTTCGCGGTGGACGCCCCGGCCCTCCAGAATGGCCTTTCGTAAATCTGCCTTGGTCGTCTCGCTCCGCCATTTTTGCACCATCTAAACGGTTACTGTCGCTCAATAGTCGCTCTGATAAATTCCTTGATCCAGCCCAATAAAATCTGCCCTTGCGGCAGGCAATACTCTTGCAGGTCGATTGTAACCCGCACCAATCCATTACTCAGCGTCTGCACCTTGGCTATTTCGCCCTCGATTTCCACCGCCCGCACATCGACGTAATCTGGTCTCGTCTCGCTCACGGTGTCCGATCCCATTGACCCAAATCATGTCTGGTCACAATCCGCGCCGACGTTACCTGCTCGTCTGTCAGCAGGTCGAATTCCTGGAAATGACACATCGCTACCGCCTCATCAATGCGGACTATGTGATAGTCGCAATTGTTGAGTACCAGGGTAACGGTGGGTAGATCGTCTAAGTCCATTTGACTTTTAGCTTACCATCACGTGATACACAAAAGCGTGCTGGTAATTCCTTGTGCGCGATTTTATATCTAGTATTTTTATTCAAAAAATCAGCAATCCAGCGCATTGAAACCAAATTCGCCCTGAGCATTGCATGCAATATAGCTAATGCCTCGTCTGGCGGTCTCTCGATTAAAATATCCAGTTTAGGTTGTGCCATAAATCACCATCCAGCCAAATTAACGTACTCGTGAAAATCGCATCCCTCGGTTGGGCAAACTACCGAGGGGTTTACGTCTCCATTGGGTAAAATCTCGTGATCTAAAATTCCAGTGCGCCCGCATTTAGGGCATGTAAAGAATACATTGCCGTAAGTTTTCGTATTATGCCACGTGCCGGGTAAATTTTTTTCACTTTGTGGGTAAGATTTTCTTTCCATAGTTTACATTACTCTGATGCTAATCTAATCCGTCCATATCAAGTCGATGTCGTTTTTATCCTCATCCACAACAATGCGGAAATGTTTACGCTTGCCGAAAATATTTATCGACCCATGCTCGCTGAGAAAATCTGCGATGTCCTGGTTGGTAATCTCTCCAGCGTTACGCATACCACGCAAAATAGCCATAGCCTGCTCTGGCGGCGGCGCGTATCCCAGTATGCGGAGAATTAACTTGCGAATATCCATGGTTATTTTGTCCTAATTTTATTGTCAAACATTATCCACAATATCATACTCATTGATCAATGCGGATAACTGCACAAATGTTTGCCCTTGCGCGCCGATTGCCCGGCACTGAATAGTATCGCCTTGCGATAATTCGATAAATGCCTCGCATCCATACCAGCGGGTCGGCAACGTCGGGTGTTCGTCAAGCAGCGGGAAAAAGTCGTTTTGCCCGGATCCCGCCTTTGCAATGGCAATAAAAATGCGCTGGGGGCGGGTGTCTACTGTGCCCGCCAATTTTTCCACGTACCAGCGTTTACCCTCCGGTACGGTCAGCACGGCGGCATTGTCAGGATATGTTGCCCCGGCGGCAACGGTTTTTTGCGCTTTTAAGATTAACATTCTCTCATCCTCAATAATCGGTGGTAATTCCGGTTCGGACAATATCTCATTTTTGTAATTGATGTCAATATGCGCGCTGGACGCCCCAAACTCTGCGCCTCGAAAATTGCCGTCCGCGCTCCATTGCCAATAATGCCAGGTGTCCCAATCGCGGGGCTTGACATACGGTACGCGGTCAGCGTCGCCCCATGGGTGATCCAGCCCGGTAATGTAGCGGGCAATCCACAATTTATAGCTCGCCCATTCCGGGGATGCGGCAACGTAAGGATTAAAAAACGTTGCTCTGGTGTAGATACCAGGCTTAATGCCGGTTATAACCTCCAGGCGTACACAAAAATCTAATACCGACTGAGCAACGTCATCCGATGATTGCCCGTCCGCCTGCTCGATGTCGCACCAGAGCGAGAAGTTGTAAGGTCGTGTAAAAAACTCACTATTAAGCAGATCGGCCAGAAAGTCAGCTTGAGCCAATGCTCTATAAGCTGGTCGGAAATACCAATAAAAGCCAATCTCCGGGATATGTGCAGGTGCTCCGTTCGGCCCAACGTTATTACGAAATTGATAATCCTCATATGGCCCGGAGGCATCGTGCGAACCGGCGCGGATAAACGCAAATGTTGCGCCAGCCTGCGCAGCCTTTTGCCAATCCATTAGCCCTTGCCAACGGGATACATCAATACCAATCGGGTAATTAGCCATTTTGGGCATCCTCTCGCATTATTATAACCTGATTGTTATAATTACGCATTATCACCGCCGCCGATATGACGGGGTTGGAGGCACAACGAAGCATCCCGTCATGGGGTGCTTTCGTTATCGGGGACATAGTAATACGCTTTCCGATCCCACAGATACGGCCACTGCTTTAACTTACCCGCGCGCTCCAAATTGCGAAGCCGCGACCGCGCCTGGTTGAACGTTATCCTGTACTTGTCCATGATGTCATAGACAGTAAAGGCACAGTCCGGCGGCGGCTCTGGGATATTCAGCTCGCCCTCTAATTCCGCCAACACCTCGTCAATCGTCATATCTGCAATGCCTGCCAAAATTGCCTCCCTGCTGTGTGCGGCTTATAGTCAATCGGGATCCATTCGTGCCCTTTCGGCCCGCATAAAAATACATCGCCTCCAATATCCGATAGACTGTTTTCCTTACCAATGCGATAACCAAACTCTGTTATCCCCTGCCAGGCTGGAGTAAACATCGCCAAAAACGGGAAATTGCGCCCGCTATCTGACCGGCGGTGGTTGTGCGACCTGATGATAATATCCGGCAACGGTCGTCCGTTTTTGCTGTAATTCCAAAACGTCTCGGCAGCCAGCCTAACTCCGGCGTGTTTTTCCGTCCAGGGCACGCCGCCCATCCGCCCATGATGCGCTATGTCAAATTTTTGCCCGCCGACGTTGTCATGGAAATGATAGTGGCTCGCCGCGCCCGTGTTGCGCTCCGGGATGCTGATGTCGATGTCTTTAGCGATTGCCTCTTCCAGCCAGGACGCTTTGCCAGAATGTGCCATTGTGCCGCGCACGATCAAGACTGCATCCGCTATCTCCAGGAACGGCTCTAATGTGTCAATGGTAATGCGGCTGATAGTGGCTTTGTTAGTGGTGATCAGTTGCGTGGATCGCCGTTTGGTATCCAGTTCGCCGATGTCACCATTGAGGACTAGCAGCCGTTTCAGGCCGTCGGTGAGTTTGGCGGCCTCATCCCGAAATGCCAGAAAATCATCCCATAACGCCCGCTGAAACCGGCTTGCCCGATATGTCCCGCCGTCGTCTAGATTGATCGTTGGAACGCAAACTGCCGTCGTGCTATTGATATGCGTATCACTGAGCACGATTACGCCAGTATTATATTGGTAAGGTTCAACCATCTTTGCGCGGCCTCCGGCGGGGCGGCGGAGTTATTTTGTGCTCTCG